CATCCCTCTTACTTGAGTTCTTGCGTAGTCTTTCCATTTGATAAGATCATCAACTTTAGATTTATCTACTTGCGTAGCATTGCCATCATCATCCTCACTAGGTAATCCATAGATAGCCTGGAGAGAGTATCTCTTAGCATAGGTTATAGCCGATCCAAGAGCCTGGCTATCTGCATAGTTATTATTTTTTGGTACGATTAAATATCTAGATTTAATTACCTCATCACTTTCATTATGCATGAGTACAGTAGTTACATACATTGTAATATCAATCACACCATCAATGAGTTGTTTTTCATAATCAATAGTTTGTGTAAAAGATAAGCCATACTTGGCCCCTTGATTAGCAGCTGCAATTACATCTTCTAATCCAGCATAAGTAGATTTAAAGTAAGGATTTTTCTTATCCTTTACAGCCACGTTAGCCTCTTCTTGAAATTTACTTAATGCATCTTTTATATTTTTAGTGTTTTGTTTCGTCATCATCTTCTTCTCCTGGTTCATGAGTTTGGTTTCCTCCTGTTTTTATTACGTTAATTGTAAATATTTCATGTTGTATTTTAAGACCTTCAACAGCTGCCATTGCAACGTAGTCAACGATCTCTTCATAAAATTCTTGCTCGAGGTCCAGGCCGGTCTTATCGAATATCTTATTCCTAAACAGCCTGGCTGCCTCTTTTTTAGCAAGTACATATGCATTGATTTGAAATATTGTTTTTGGATCATCCATTTATTTCTTTTAGAGTTAGCCTCCTAGATACTGTAGGTGGTTCATCTTTAAGTTGGATGGTTTTAGTTTTAACTCTCTTAGTTGTTGTATGTTTTATTTCATAACCATTACAAACAGCTAGTTCATTAGCACCTAATATTTCTTTGATCCTTATAGAAACCTCATCCTCTATTTTCTTACCAGCTGAGATAGTTTTTTTAGCAGCTTGATAATCATCAATGAGTTTTGGTAATTCATTATTAGTTGACAAATCTACAACTTCTTTAGATCCATTACCTTTAATAAGTTTAGATGCCTCTTTACTAGATCCCATTTTGTACCAAAGGTTTTTACCCTCCATGACACCATCTAATCTGTAAAAGAATTCTGTTGCAGCATCTATAAGTTTAGTTTGCATTTCTTTATTAGGTTTAAATACAAACCATTGCAGCTCCCAGCCTCTACAAAGTCTTACCAATATTGCATATTGATATTTAGTTGTAAGCATCTGGGCCTCAACTTGCATCTTATAAATTTCAGATACAGGATCAGTAGCAGCACCAGAATAATTTTTAATCTCAACCACACCCAATCCACTTAGGCTGTGGGAAGTACCTAAGTAGTCAGTTAAGTTTAAAAGACCTTTGATATTTATAATACCATCCAGGCTGCTACCAATCTTTCCTCCATCAACATCATAGAAGTAAGCCTCATTAGGTATGCCAAACTCGAGAGGGAGTTCCCCAGCTATACTTCTGATTTGATCTTGGAATAGTTGAAAGATGGCCGGTTCTAATACTGTACCAGCCAACACTTTAGGATTATTAGCTAAGTCATTCTTAGCCTCCTTTCCTTGCAAAGCATCTTGTGCTTTATCCAACTCCTCATTCGGAGAGTTGAAACCTATAAAACCTTTCTCAGTTAAAACTACACTCGGTAGACTACTAGATCCTATTTCTCTTCTTGCATATGATGTGAGTTTCATTACAGACCTCCCATCATTCCATAGTAGGATGCACAACTATCACTCATTGCACACATTACTAAAACAGCAAAGTACATGGTAACCAGGAATAAAATGAATGCTACGCACTCAAATACAAATTTGACAGTATCCTTGGAACACCAGATATATACGTTATGTATAATTCTCAACACAACATCTAGTAGTGTTGCAACCATGCTACGGATAATATAATTATCGTAACTTATGTTTTCTTTAATTTTAGATTTTAAAAAATTATTATTTTTCATCATCTTATTTTCCTTTCTTAACTTGATTTGTTAGATCAATGCTAAAAGGACCTCTACATACATTGATTACGATTTGTATGTATACTGTTCTTTTATCATTCATCATTAGGTTACTTGAAGAGGCACAATTAGAGAACATTAATTGGACCCCTTTAGTTGGTTTTCTACAGCACTAGCCAGGTCTTTTAGTTCCTGTCTATGCTCGTAAAAATTGGATATACGAAACCCTTCCTTCATCATCATGGATAGTTTGTGGGTATCGAATTGAAAATATTTGGCAATCAGTAACCCCAGGATCTCCTCCTCGGTCACTTCTATAACTTGGTCTTTTTTGAAGTAGGTATCTTTACAGTAGCTTATAATCTTTTTTAGTTTTTGGATGTCGTAGGGTAATTCGTTAAACTTTTTATTAACACGACTATCATTCAAATTAACAGAAAATTGTTTGGTCATAGTCTTTCTCCTATTGGTGGTCCTTGTTGTAGATCTGTAACGTAACCTTTTTGGTTACCTCCGGATAATGAACAGCATTTACTAGTAATTGAATAAAAGTATTTTATGCAATTCATTAACGTAACCTTTTCATGTAGTTTGATACAGTTGAAGGATACCATTGGCCTCCTCTAGCTGTAGGTATACCACGAGCATTCAATGCATCAGCAACACCTTGTAGAGATGTAACACCGGCTTGTTCTAGGCCAACTAAGATTGCTTTTAATTGTGCAGCCTTATCATCAGCCATTGCTTTTTTGGTTTCATTACCTCTCTTTGCAGCTGCCTCCAGGTTCGTAGGATTACCTAATTGTACTCCACGAAGTTTAGCCTGGTGTAATGCTCTTTTTGTATTCATCGAGATACGATCTCGTTCAGCCTCGGCAACAGCAGCCAAGATCTGTATAGTCATCTTGTTTGCTTGAGGCATATCACAACACTCGAAATCAACACCACTCTCAATTAATGATGCAATGAAATATAAGTTACGAGCAAGACGATCTAATCTTGCTATAACTAATTTTGCTTTATGTTTTTTACAGTAAGCTAAAGCCTCAGTAAGTTCTGGTCTATCAGATTTCTTACCACTCTCTACTTCTTCAAAAACTTTCAGCAATTCCCATTGGCCTCCATTTAAATGAGTATTGATTGCCTCTTTCTGTGCAGCAATACCTAGTCCTTCTTTACCTTGTTTGTCAGTTGATACTCGAACATACCCAACAAACTTTCCTCTGTGTTTTGCCATTTGTATATTTCCCACTTCCATTATTTAACCTCCTTAACTAATTTAAGCAGCTTGTCGTTCCACTCTTGTATACTCAGATCAGAAAGGTTACGAATGGTCATGGCCTCCCCTACTTTCTCTTTTGTCTTAGAGTTTCTGAATTGATACACAGCTCTCTTGTATAGTTTAGCTACACAAGTAAGTTCGTACCCCTGTTTAATTAATGTTTCATTCAGAGTTGTAAGTCTAAATGATTTTTGTTTGTAGCCTTGTTCTAAGGCATTCATTACCCAGGATGTATCGTTACCAATAGAAAATCCCTCAGATAATGTTTCAGCAATGTTAGATAGTTTTTTCTTCTGCTCTACTGAAATTTCTTTTGTATTAGCTGTATCCTGTACCCAAAACTTAGGTGCATGATAGGGCCAATGTTTTGATTTACCAATATATCTAGCCACTAATCCTCCCTGTGTTGACGTTCTTATATTGTTCATTTCCTAAATATATATTTACGATATATAAATTTCAACAGTTAATTTAATAAAAAGGAAAAAAAATATGAGTACACAATTAACCCCTATTTTCCTCAATATTTCAGCAGATTTAAAGGATAAATTAAAGGTCCAGGCCAAGAAAGAACGTATTCCTATGGTCACTTTAATCACAGAAGTATTGGAGATGGGATTACCACAACGAAAAAAAATCAAAAAACAAATCATGAAAGGACACTAGATGTCAGATAAGATTAACCCACCCCACTACAAAGATAATCCAATACAAACTTTTGATGCGATCATCTCACAAATGACAACAGCAGAAAGGATTGGATACATGAAAGGTCAGATCTTAAAATACATAATGCGTATGGGTAAGAAGGTAGTAACTCTTGAGGGAGCCAGGGATGATGCCGGTAAAGCTCATTGGTATTTAGAGAGGCTACTCAAAGAGCTAACAGATCAAATCAATAAATTAAAAAAGAAAAAACAAAAAGATCTAACAGACATCAATCTAGAAGATTTAACTGAAGAAGATTTACAGGAGCTACTGAACCCTGGAGCTAAGATTGTAAAACTAAAAAAGAAAGAGGATAAAGATGGTAACCCCAATACCTAATAATGTTATACGACCAGCAAAAGAGCTAAACCGATTATCTAAACATGATCTTGATGTAATTGAAATAGAACAATTAGAGCAAGAGATAGCAAACAAACAAGAAGAGTTAAAACTAAAGAAAGCAGCTATCGCATACACTCCAGAGAAGTACAAAGGTAGGATCTGGCTTAATGATATTATGGCTGCTGTGTGTAGGTACATGGACTTCACTCCATCAGAGATACTAGGATCAAGAAGGTACAAAGAATTAGTTCGAGCTAGATCTTTATTTATTAATCTAAGTTTAGAATTAACCAGGCATGGTGTAACGTACATAGCCAGGCAATGCGGTCAGAGAGATCACACAACTGTATGCTATCATGAGAAGTTAAAACAAACTAATACCAAACATTGGAGCATGAAGAAGGATCATGGACTAGAATTATGGAACGACTTCAACAAGATTAAAAAGCAACTTCTCGATGCCAAAGAACAAAGCTGATTATGGTAAGGGCAAGACACCTGGAGCATTCTGTGTACTACCACAAAGAGCTGTAGTAGATCCTCGATTTAAGAATTATCCGAGGACCTTTATGATCCTGGCTTGTTTAGGTAACTACACATCCAGAACCGGTGTGTGTTGGCCTAATCAGATTACTATTGCCAACAACCTACAGATCACACAATCAACTGTATCCAGGCACATTAAGAAGTTAATTGAATGGGGCTACATAAGATATGCGAAGAAACATCCTGGATTAAAAGGCAACAAATACTTCATGGTCTTTGATCCTAAGATTAAGGAAGAGGATGCGAAAGCAATAGCTACAGTAGATGATAGATCATTCGAAGAGAAGGTAGATGTTCCGAAAGGCCCCCTTATGAATGGTAAACAGAAAAGTAATTATGCACCCAGAGTACATACAAAAGATAAGGATAAAAAGACAGATATTCACTCCAGTACATATGTAGATATGCACTCAGACTACATACATAACACTCCAACTAACAATATATATATTCTTAATACTAGTAGAGCTATATGTAATGGATATGTAAAATTGTGTGAAGAAATATTCGGACAGCACAAAATCTACGATACCAAGCAAGAAGATTTAGTAAAAGAATGGGTAGGTAAAGGTTTATCGTTTGATGCAGCTATGATTGCAATGAGAAGAACCATACAATGGAGGAGAGATAACAGAAGAGATTGTCCAGGTACTATGTATTTCTTTAGGGATGTATTCTTTAGGAAGGATAAGGCTTATAACAAGCAGCTATCAGTACAGGATATGGTCAAGAGGCTTAGTAACAAAATGAAGATGCCCAGGTAACCTTATAGTTTACAAAACGTAAACGTTCCTATATGATTTATAACAATGCAAAAATAATAAATTGATACAGGCCCTAGAATATACGACTAGGATTGTGGCAAAATTTGATGGTTTATGCCCCCCTACGTCCAGTATATATATGGGGGGTATCTCACAATTTTTTTGCAGAAAAAA